TGGCATCCTGACCCGCTACCAGTACCGGAGCGACCTGTTCGGCGAGAGTAACGAAGCCATGAAGGCCGTGCTGGACCTGATCGAGATGCAGCGGCAGGGGATCACGGAGGGCATCAAGAACGGCGCATCCTACCGCTTCAGCGCCCAGAGCGACAACTGGGCGACGGATGAGGACCTGGCCAGCGAGATGGACCGGTTTAACCAGTTCACCTTCCAGAACAAGAAGACCAGCGGCGGCATGATCCTTTTCCCGAACACATACAAGAACGTCCAGCAGCTGAAGCAGGAAAGCTACAAGGTGGACGCGGACCAGCAGGCGCTGATCAAGTCCAATGTGTACGACTACTTCGCGGTGAACGAGGACGTTATCCAGAACAAGGCCTACGGCGATGCCTGGCTGGCGTTCTACGAGGGCGCCATCGAGCCCTTCGCCATCCAGCTGTCGGACGTCATGACCCGGATGTTCTACACGGAGCGGGAGAGGCAGTTCGGGAACCAGATCTTCTTCACCTCGAACCGGCTGCAGTATATGTCCAACGCGGACAAGCTGAACGCCGTCAGCCAGCTGGCGGATCGTGGCCTTGCCACCCGGAACGAACTGCGGGAGATCCTGAACCTGGCACCGCTGCCGGCGCCCTACGGGGATCAGATCCCGGCCCGCGGAGAGTATTACGACATCACGAACCCGCCGGAGGATAAGGAACCGGTAAACGATAACGGAGGCGAAAGCAATGAATAAGGAAACGCGGGCCTTTACCTTCGAGGTACGGGCCGAACAGAACGAAGAGCACGGCACATTCATCACCGGCACGCCGATCGTCTTTAACCGTGCGACAGACATGGGCTGGTATGAGGAGACCATCAACAAGGACGCGCTGAATGAGTGCGACCTGAAGGACGTGGCGTTCCTGGTGGGCCACAACACGGGGATGATCCCGCTGGCCCGGAGCCGGAACAACAACGAACACAGCACCATGCAGATGACCGTCAACGATGACGGCATGGACATCCGCGTAGATCTGGACACAGAGAACAACGCGGAAGCGAAAGCCCTTTATTCCGCTGTCAAACGCGGGGACATGACCGGTATGTCCTTCATGTTTGTGGTGGATAAGGATAGCTGGTCGGACGCTGACAGCGATTACCCGAAGCGTGAGATCCTTTCGATCCGCAAGGTCTTCGAGGTGAGCGCGGTGGCGTTCCCGGCATACCCGCAGACGACCATCCAGGCGGCTTCCGAAGACACGACACTGGACAGTGCGCGTGCCTCGCTGGAGAGCGCAAGGGCAGCCCTGGCGGAAGAGCGGGCAAAACAGGCCGAAGACGAACGCCGGAGGGCGGCTCTCATGCGGCTGAATAAACTTATTCATGGAGGGACAGACAATGTTTGATCTGACCGAAAAGTCCGTGGAAGAGCTGGAAGCCAGGCAGGCGGAAATCGCCGGCATGGAGACCGAAGGCGTCGAGACGGAAGAGATCGAAGCGCGTGCCGGTGAACTGGAAGCCATCCAGGCCGAACTGCAGGCCCGCGCCAATGCCGCCGCCAAGGCGGAAGAAGAACGCCAGGCTGTCGCGAACGGAGCCGGCGAAGTGAAAGAAGCAAAACAGGAGGAAAAGAAAATGGAAGTATCCGAAATCCGCAACAGCCAGGAATACCTGGATGCGTATGCCCAGTATGTCCGCACCGGCAATGACGCCGAGTGCCGTACCGTTCTTCTGAGCAAGAACGCCCCCGCCAGTGGCCAGCTGCCCGTTCCGGACATGCTGATTCAGACCATCGCCACCGCCTGGGACAAGAACGAGTTCCTGAACAAGATCCGGAAGACCTACTTCCGCGGCAACCTGCGCGTGCCCTTCGAGCTGAGCGCGACCGGCGCCTGGAAGCACGTTGAAGGCACCACGGGCCTCACCGAGGAAGAAATCACCATCGGTATCATCAACATCACCCCCGCCAACGTGAAGAAGCTGGTCCGCGTGACCGACGAGTGCGTGGCGATGGGCGGCGAAGAGTTCCTGCGGTACATCTACGATGAAGTCACTTATCAGATCCTGAAGGAACTGGTGAGCGAGATCATCGACTACATCGACGACCTGAGCACCAGCAACACCTCCAGCGCCATCGGCATCCCGAAGGTGAAGGTTGCCCCCGGCGTCATGGTGCTGCCGAACGCCGCCACCAACCTGTCCGAAGACGCCACCGACCTGTGCGTCGTGATGAACCGCCTGACCGAGGCGAAGTTCAACACCGCTTATGCGTCCGGCCAGTTCGCGATCAATCCCTTCGACGGCTTCACCAAGGTGTACTGCTCCGCGATGCCGGCCTATGACGCCGCCAGCGAGAACGACATGTACGCCCTGGTCGGCGACCTGCGGGCCATCCAGGCGAACTATCCCGAAGGCGAAGGCGTCATCATCAAGTGGGACGACCTGACATACGCCGAAGACGACATCGTGAAGGTCGTCGGCCGCCAGTATGTCGGCTTCGCGGTGACCGCTCCCGGCCGCCTGGTTAAGCTGACCAAGCCCGGCGCCTGATGAAGGTAAAACTTCTGAAGGACACCAGGCCCTTCGGCCGTACCGGGGAGATCGTTGAGGTCTCCCCGGAGGGCCGGGAGTACCTGGTATCTCTGGGATTTGCGATTCCGGCTGTTGACGCCAGGGAGCAGGTCGAGATACCGGAAAAGCTGATTGTACCGACAGTCGTAAAGACTGCGCCGGCAAAGCCCGCGGCGAAGAAACCCGCGGCGAAAAAGGAGAGAGGTAAGTAAATATGAGGCTGTTGGTGGCCGTGCCGACGGTGGACTATGTCCCCGCGGACTTTGTAAAAAGCCTGTCACAGCTATGCCTGCGGCTTGGGCGTGAACGGATACCGGCGGATGTGCAGATCATCGGAGGGACCCTGGTGTATATCGCCAGGAACCGCCTGGCGCACCGCGCGATCCGGGACGAATACACCCACGTCCTGTGGCTGGACAGTGATATGACATTCAGCGACAGCATCGTGGAGGACCTGCTTTTCTGCGGGAAGGACATGGTGTGCGGCGCGTTCGTGAGCAGGCGGCCACCCTACGGCCCATGTGTTTACACCGATATCTCCGATCCGGCGAACATGAAAAAGGTGGAGAACTTCGGGACCGAACCCTTCCGCGTGGACGGGTGCGGATTCGCCACGGTTCTGACCTCTGTGAGTCTCCTGGACGCCGTGCAGTCCAACTTTGGAACCTGCTTCCGGCCGACAGAGCAATACGGAGAGGACCTGGCGTTCTGTGACCGTGTCAAGCAGCTGGGGATGGAAATCTGGTGCGAGCCTACGGTGCGGCCCGGGCATATCGCCCACGTGCCTGTGTATGCCGGCGAGCATCTCTTCGGAGGTGACCAGGCATGAAGGTACTGATCGCAGCGCCCCTCCGCCAGGACCCGAAGATCTTCGTGGAATACCAGAAGGGGCTGGATGGCCTCATCATACCGGACGGCGTACAGGTCGACCGGTATTTTGTTGTGAACAACTGCGACGAAGTGATCCCGTATATCCGGGACGCGGAATACGACGTTGTGAACACGGAAAACGCGATGATGTACCAGGATCATCTGTGGACAGGTGAACTGATCAGCGGCATGACCGTATACCGGAACATGACGATCCGGCGCGCGCTGGAAGGCGGGTATGACTACCTGCTGAGCGTGGACACGGATCTGGTGCTGGAAGAACACACGCTGCAGCAGCTGATGGAAGATGACAAGGACTGTGTCGCCGGCCTGTTCTGGACGAACGGCTGGTCGAACGCCTGGATGTACGACCAGGTGAGCGAGAACAACCTGCCGGAATGGAAGACGCCCGGCCTGTACCGCGTGGGCGGGACCGGCGCCCTGTTCCTGATCAAGCGGAAGGTGCTGGAAGCCGGCGTGGACTACACGCCGATCCCGAACCTCCGAAAGGCGGTGTTCGGCGAGGACCGGCACTTCTGCATCCGTGCGGTGTGCCACGGCTTCGAGATCTGGGCGGACAGCCACTGTCAGCCGGTACATCTCTATCGGAACAAACACTATGACGATTACATTGGCGGGAGGGCAAAACCATGTTTCAGGACGTGAAGGACACGCTGCCGATCAGCGGGGACGACTACGATGGGCAGATCATCCGCGAGATTAAGGCGTGTGCTCTGGATCTGACGACATCCGCGGAGATCGAACTGCCGGGGACGATCGACATCACGGTCAGCGCGCAGGGAGTCATTACGGACAACAGCACACTGACGGATGAGCTGATCATCACGACGATCGCCACGTGGTGCAACATGCGGATCGGAAACCCGCCGAACTACGACAAGCTCCTGGCGGCTTACAACAGCCTGAAGGGGCAGCTGCGCCTGAGTAAGAGCTACACGACCAGCGAGGTGACGACGGAATGAGGATGCTGACCAGCTGCACGCTGATCGCCTTCAGCCCGGACGCCC